GTCGTGCCGTCCCTGACACCCAGCAGTAGCGGGCCCCGCCTGGTGGCCTCATCGACCTCAGGAGGTGGCTGATGCCCGACGTCGGAGACCTGGTCACCGCACGGCTGGAGGTGTCCCCGGCCGACGGGACCACCGTGGCGAGCCTGACGGTGACCCGCCCGGACGGCACGACCGTCTCACCGGTGGTCACCGTCGCGGACGACGGCGCGGTGTGGACGGCGCCGGTCACGTACACGATGGCCGGGTTGTGGCGGCTTTCGTGGACGGTGACCGGCACCGGCGCCAGCGTCGAGCACGACATTGTGTCCGTCGCCCCGACACCGCCGGTGACCGGCACGGGCCGGGTCTACGCCACGACGACGCAGCTGGCCGAGTACCTCGGCGCGGCGGTACCGCTGGACGCGGTACGGCTCCTCACCGACGCCTCCCGCGCGCTGGACGACGCGCTGAAGACCGCCCGCTACCTCGTGGACGACGACAGCGTGCCGAGTGAACCGGCCGTCGCCGCGGCGTTCGCGGAGGCGGTGTGCGCGATCGTGCAGTGGTGGGACGAGACCGGTGACCCGGTCGGCGCCGACGGCGGCTGGGACTCCGTGTCGGCCGGCCCGGTGAGTCTGTCCGGCCGCTCCAGCGCGACGGCAACGCCGATCGCCGGCGGGGCGCTGCCGCCGCGGGCTGTGGCGGCGCTGCAGCGGGTGCCCGGCTGTCACCTGTCCTTCGGGGTGTGGTCGGGGTGGTGAGGCAGGTCCCGGGCAAGGTGCTGCAGCACCAGGTGCGGGTGGAGGCGTACCTCGGCTCGTCATCGAAAGGCGACGTGTACGCGCCGCCGGAGACGGTGCGCTGCCTGATCGAGGAGAAGACCCAGCAGGTCACCTCGCCCGGCGGGCAGATCGTGACCTCCGGCTCCTCGTACATCACCCGCCCCGGGCACCGGCCGCCGCCGAACAGCCGCGTGACGCTGCCGGATGGACGGGTGACCACGGTCATCGCGATCGCTCGCGCGGACGGCGGCCGGCTTCCCGTGCCGAGCAATACGCAGGTCTTTCTCCAGTAGCGGGAGGTTGCGATGCCGCAGAACGTCCGGCTACAGCTGAACGGGCCTCAGGTCGCGAGGGAGTTGCGCGGTGCTGCGGCCCGCGGGCTGTTCCTCGGCACGGAGCACGTCCTCGGCCTGGCCACCAACGTGGTGCCCCTCGACGAGGGCTACCTCCAGAGCACAGGCACAGCATCCGTCGACGAGGCAGCCCTCACCGGCATGGTCAGCTTCGACGGCCCGTATGCCGTACGCCAGCACGAAGAGCTGACGTGGCGGCACGCGCCCGGCCGTACGGCCAAGTACCTGGAGAACAGCCTCAACTCTGCTCGCTCCGAAGTCGCCGCGCTGATCGCCGCCGAGTTGAGGCGGGCGATGCGGTGAGCGGATACACGAGCAGCCTCCTCGACGGAATCGCCGGTCTCCTCGCTGAGGCCGGCGTCGGCGTCTTCCGCCCCGACGGCGTCGTCAGCGACCCGGACACCGGGATCTTCCGGGGCGTCATGCCCGACCTGCCGGAGCGGGCCCTCGGCCTGACCGCCTACCCGGTCGAGGACAGCGACCTCACGGACGCGGTCACCGGGGTGCAGGTGCGCATGCGCGCGGGCCGCGACCCGGACGCGATCGACGACCTCGCCGACGCAGTGTTCGACGCCCTGCACAACCGCCGGCACTACCGGCTCGGCAGCGTGATCGTCGCGCTGTCGTGGCGGCAGTCCCAGGCGTGGATCGGTCAGGACGCGCGCCAGCGCATGGAGCTGACCAGCAATTACTACTTCCGGACGACCAGGTCCGGGCCCCACCTGATCGACTGAGAGGACTTGCCCGATGAGCACTCCCACGCCCACCAACGCGCTCGCCCGCCGCTGGAAGATCGACCTCGACATGTCGTCCGCCAAGGACGGCACCGACTACCAGAACATCATCGGCATCACCGAGTTCACGCAGTCCGCCGAGCCGAACATCGAGGACTCCAGCGACTACGACTCGCAGGGCTGGGCGGGCAACACCAAGACCGGCCAGGCCTGGGAGTGCTCGCTGACGATCAACCGGCGCATCAACGACCAGGTGAAGGTGTACCACCCGACCCACGAGAAGCTCCGCGCCGCGGCGTACGCGTACGGCTCGGCGTCCGAGGTGCGGGTGCGGTACTACGACCGCGACGGACTCCCGGAAGCCTACGAGGGCACCGCGATCGTCACCTGGACGCCGTCCGGCGGCGAGTACACCGCCCTGGACCAGGTCGAGGTCACCCTCACCGGCAACGGCCCGCTCGCGCTCATCGACAACCCGGTCGCCTGATGGCGGGGCAGTTCGAGGCGCTCGACGACTTCCTCTCCGACGGGCTCACCCTCCCCGTCACCGGCACCGACGGCGTCACCCGGGAGTACCACATCCCGGAGCCCTCCGCCGAGGCCGGTATCAAGGTCGAGCGGATCACCTCGCTCGCCGCCCGCCTCGCGGCCGGCGGGACGGCACCGACCAAGCCGGTCCTCGACGACGACGAGGAGATCGACCTGTATCGGCTGTGCCTCGGCGACTCCTATGACCGGCTCCGCGCCGAGACGTCTTGGGCGATGTTCAAGCACGTCGCGCTCACCACCATGCTGTGGATCACCGCCGACGAGGACACCGCGCTGGAGTACTGGCGGACTGGCGAGGCCCCGGGAAAAGCGGCGAGGAACCGGGCGCAGCGGCGGCAACTACAGCGCGGCTCCTCGGCAAAGGGTGCGGCGAACGGGACCCCGTCACCGGCCTCTACGAGTGGTACGAGGGCGGCATCCCCGCACCGAAGCAGGGGCGGCCGCGGCCGCAGCCGTACGCAGACCTGAGCTGGTCGAAGCTGCTCACGCAGTGGGCGCTGATCGAGGCCGACCTGCACTCGGAGTACGGCATCGACGTCGAGGACGGCCAGGCCGAGGGCAGCGGCATCCTCCAGCGCCGCAGCTGGCGCTGGCTCCAGCTCCGCATCCTCGGCCTGCTGTCCACCGAGTCGCGGCTGCAGCGGCACTTCAACCCTCCCGAGGAACAACGACCCACCCGAAGGAGGTAGCGCTGTGGCGCTCCAGGTCGGCGAGCTCAACGCCATCCTGACCATCGATGACCGTGCCGTGGACCCGGCGCTGCGCCGCGCGGAGGACGCGCTGCGCCAGTCCGGCCGCCGCATGGGGCAGGACGCGGAGGATGAGGGTGAGCAGGCCGGGCGCCTCCTCGGCCAGGGCCTCGTGCGCGGCGCGGACGGCCAGTGGCGCAACATGCGCGGCGAGCTGGTCGACGAGGTGACGGCCGCTGCGGCGGAGGCTGAGGCCGAAGCGCGGCGGGCCGGTCAGCGGATCGGGCAGCGCATCGAGGACGGCGCCGACGAGGGCGGGCAGGCGGCGGGGGACGCGATCGCTGACGGTGTCGGCGAGGGCGCGGACGAGGCCGTCACGCAGGCTGGTTCGAGGATGGAGCGGCTGAAGCAGGTCGCGAAGGGGGCTGCGCTCGCCGCCGGCGCTGCGGCCGGTGCCGCGCTCATCGGCGCGATGTCGGACGCGATGGACCAGTCGCGGATCGCGGGCCGGCTGGGCGCGCAGCTGGGGGCGACGCCGGCGGAGGCGCAGCGGTACGGCAAGCTCGCCGGGGCCTTGTACGCGGATGCGGTGACGGAGGACTTCCAGGGCGCGGCGGACGCCATCTCGGCGGTGATGCGGGCGGGGATCGCACCTCCGGGGGCGACGAACGCGCAGCTGAAGAGCATCGCGACGAACGTCTCCGACCTGGCGTCCACGTTCGAGCTGGACTTGGGGCAGACCGCGAACGCGGTCGGTCAGGCCATCAAGACGGGCCTGGCGAAAGACGGCCGGGAGGCCATCGACGTCTTCACTGTGGGGCTCCAGAAGATGGGCCCCCGCGCGGACGACCTGATGGACACCTTCAACGAGTACTCGGTGCAGTTTCAGCGGTTGGGACTGGACGCGAAGACGGCGACCGGCCTGCTCAGCCAGGGCATGAAGGCGGGTGCCCGCGACACCGACGTGGTCGCTGACGCCCTGAAGGAGTTCACGCTTGAAGGCGTCATGGGCTCGGACAAGATCGTCAAGGGCTTCCAGGCCATCGGGCTGAACGCCGACGACATGGTCAAGAAGATCAGCAAGGGGGGCCCGGACGCCACCGAGGCACTCCAGATGACGCTGGACACGCTCCGGAAGATGGAGGACCCGGTCAAGCGCGACGCGGCTGCCGCCGAGCTGTTCGGCACCAAGAGCGAGGACATGCAGAAGGCGCTTCTCGCCTTGGACCCGTCGACGGCTGTCGACGCTCTGGGCAAGGTGGGCGGCGCCGCCGACCGCATGGGCAACACCCTCCGCGACAACGCCGGAACGCGCGTGGAACAGTTCAAGCGCGGCCTCCAGCAGGGCCTCGTCAACTTCCTCGGCGGGCCCGTGCTGGGCAGCCTGGAGGGCTTCAAGAAGAAGCTGAGCGGCCTGTGGGACAACGTCACGAAGGGCATGGACGGCGCGTCGATGGGCGCGAAGATCGCCGCGTTCATCCCGGCCCTTGGCGGGGCCATCGCCGAGAAGGCCGTGGAGCTGGGCCCGAAGATCGCGCAGGCGCTGTCCGACGCCGGGCAGCGGGCCGCCGAGTGGGTGATGGCGAACCCCGCCGCCACGTTCAAGATCGCGGCGATTGCGGGTGCGTTCCTGCTGGCGCTGGCGTTCCTGCCGGAGCTGCTGATCGGCGGTCTCGCCCTGACGGCGGGCCTGGTCATCGGCGGCTTCATCGCCCGGCTGGTCCAGGCGACGGAGGAGAAGCTGCCGGAGTGGTGGCAGTCGTTCACGGGCTGGGTCGCGGCGAAGGCCGGGCAGGTCGACAACGTCATGAACACGGTCGGCTCGGCGATCGGCCGCTGGTTCTCCGGCCTGTGGTCGCGGTACGTGGGCGGGCCGGTGTCGAGGGCGTGGGCGTCGTTCATCGCGTCGGTGCAGGCTCTGCCGGGGCGGGCGAGTGCGGCTCTGGCGGGCCTGGCTGTGGCGATCGTGGCGCGGGCGGCGGCAGCCTGGCAGTCGTTCCGTGACACCACGGTGAAGCGGGCGCTGGCGCTGGTCGACTGGGTGCGCGGTCTGCCGGGGCGGATCTCGAAGGGCATCGGCTCCCTGAACCAGCTGCTCGTCTCCAAGGGCCGCGCGGTGGTGCAGGGCCTGTGGTCGGGTATCCAGTCGATGGGTGGCTGGATCAAGGACCGGATCATCGGGTGGGCGAAGAGCGTGATCCCGGGGCCGATCGCGAAGGCCCTCGGCATCGCCAGCCCCTCGAAGGTCACCACGGCGCAGGGCCGTTGGATCGCGCGCGGTCTCGTCGACGGCCTCACCGGCTCCTCGAAGCAGGTCCGCGCCGCGTCCTACAAGTTGGTCGACATCATCAAGGACAGCCTCACTGGCAAGCGCCGCACCAAGGCACTCAAGAAGATCAACCGTGATGCGGGCTGGCTGGACTGGCTGGCGCAACGGGAGACGAAGGTCGCCGCGAAGTTGAAGGACGCGACGAAGAAGATGGAGGACCTGCGGAAGGCACGGACGAAGCTCGCCGACGACGTCAAGAAGGGCATCCTCGGCGACGCGGACATTACCAAGCAGGACACCGGCGGCTGGCCGCAGACGGCGGAGACCATCCTCGCCGGACTGAAGCAGGACACGGCGGCGGCCCAGACCTTCACCAAGCACCTGGCCACCCTGCGGAAGAAGGGCGTGCGCAGTGATCTGATCGCTCAGATCGCGCAGGCCGGCGTGTCCGGAGGCAGCGCGGCGGCGGCCGCCCTCGCGAACGCCAACTCGGGCCAGATCAAGCAGATCAACGCCCAGCAGAAGCTCCTCGTGGGCGCGGCCGGGCAGGCCGGGGACACCGCCGGGAACGCCATGTATCAGGCGGGCATCGCGGCTGCGCAGGGTCTGGTGAAGGGCCTGCGCGCCCAGCAGAAGACCATCGAGAACACCATGCTCAGGATGGCGAAGGGCCTGTCGAAGGCGATGCGGAAGGCGCTCGGCATCAAGAGCCCCAGCCGCGTGATGGCGGTGATCGGCCAGTACACGGCGCAGGGCCTCATCAAGGGCGTCGAGGGCCAGCGCGCGGCCGTCAACAGGTCCATGGCGTCGCTGGTGGAGACGCCGGCGCCGGGGTCGTGGGACCTGGCCAGCGGGCGCGCCCGCGCGGACGCGGCCCGGCGCGTCGTGCTGGAGCTGCGGTCGTCCGGCCGGAGCGCGGACGACTTCGTGATGGAGAGCATGCGGCGCGGCGTGCGGAAGAAGGGCGGCGGCGACGTCGACCTCGTCATCGCAGGAAGGAGGGGCGGCTGATGGCGTTCCCGCAGGACCCACTCGGTACACGGGTGCGGATGCAGATCGGTGGTGTGTGGACCGACGTCACCGAGCACGCCCAGCTGAAAGATCTGATCACGCACCAGCGGGGCCGTACGAGCGAGGGGCAGGCGGTCGACCCGGCCTCCTGCACCCTCACCCTCAAGAGCCCCGGCGGTCTGTACGCGTACCGCAACCCCCGCTCCCCGTACTACGGGAAGCTCGGCAAGAACACGCCCATGCAGGTGTCGGTGCAGGCCGGTGACCGGTACCTCGACCTGCCCGGTACCGCCGGCGCCGCGTCCACCCCGGACACCGCGGCGTTGGACATCACCGGGGACCTGGACCTCCGTTGGGAGGGCGAGGCCGACTGGTACGCCGCCGGCGCGCAGATGCTCATCGCCAAGTGGGGCGCCGCCGGGCAGCGCTCCTACAACCTGAGGCTCCAGGCCGGCGGCCTGTACATCCACACCACGCAGGACGGCACCGTCGGCAGGCAGCACTTCGTGGCCCTGCCTCCCGGGCTGCCCCGCCGTGCCGCAGTGCGCGCCGTGATGGACGTCGACAACGGCAGCGGGGGTGTGACGACCCGCCACTACTGGGCCGAGTCGCTGGACGGCCCGTGGACCCAGTTCGGCGGCGACCTCGTCTCGGCTGGCACCGTCGCGATCTTCTCGGGGAGTTCACCGCTGACGATCGCGCCGGAGCAGCTGGACGCCACCCCGCCCCGGCAGGCCGTGACGGGCAGATGCTTCCGCGCCGAGGTCCGTTCCGGCGTCGGCGGCACGATCGTCGCCGCCCCTGACTTCCGTGGGCAGGCCATCGGTGCCACCAGCTTCGTCGACGCGGCGGGCCGCACCTGGACCATGTCCGGCTCGCAGGCCGTCACCAGCGAGCAGACTCGCTTCTTTGGGGAGTACAGCGACTGGCCGACACGGTCCAGCCGCGGCGGGCACCTCGTCACGGTAGAGGGTGAGGGCGCGGGCCTGTTGCGACGCCTCAACCAGGGCACGAAGGAGCTGCAGTCGACTCTCCGCCGCCGCGTCCCCTCGTACACGCCGGTCGCCTACTGGCCGATGGAGGAGGGTACGGACGCGACCAGCGTCTACAGCCCCGTCCCCGGTGTGAAGCCGTTCACCCCGAAGAACCTGGACTTCGCGGCGGACGACACGCTGCCCGGCTCGGCGCCGCTGCCGGTCGTCCAGGTCGGGGCCAGCTTCGTCGCCCAGGTGCCGCCGGTCCCGGCGGGCACGTGGCAGGTGGAGTTGGTCTACAACCTCGACACGCTGCCGGCCGCTTCGACGACGCTGTTCGAGGTGCGCACCACGGGCACCGCCCGGCGAGTGCGGGGCCGTGTGATGACGGGGCAGGTACTCCTCGAGGGCCTCGGCCCGGACGACGAGACCGTGTTCACCACCTCGAGCCTGCCCTTGCGGTTCACCGGCGCCTGGGCGCGCCTGCAGATCCGGGCCGTGCAGTCCGGCACCAACGTCACATACACCTTCCGGTGGATCATCATCGGCGACACCGGCTTCTCCATCAGCAGCACCGTCACCGCGTCTCCGGGCTATGTCGTCGACGTGCGCAGCGAGTTCGGGGCGGGCCTGGACGGACTGCGGTTCGGGCACCTCGCCGTGTTCAACCGCATGACGGACGTGCCGTTCAACAGCGCCGACATGGCCTTCAACGGCGAGACCGCCGGCGCCCGCATGCGGCGCCTGTGCGAGGAGGAAGGCGTCGCGTTCAGGCTGATCGGGCAGGAGGCGGAGACGGCGCTGATGGGCCCCCAGCGGCCGGCGACTCTGCTGGCGCTGCTGCAGGAGTGCGCGGACGCCGACGGGGGGCTCCTGCTGGAGGAGCGGGACGCGCTGGGGCTGATCTACCGCTGCCGCACGTCCCTGTACAACCAGACGCCGTCGCTCACCTTGTCGTACCGGCAGAAGGGGTTGGCGGAGCTGGAGCCCGTCGACGACGACGCCGAGCTCCGCAACGACTGGACCGTGACCCGGACGGGTGGGTCGTCGGGACGGGCCGAGGTGACGTCCGGGCCGCTGTCCGTGGCCGACCCTCCCGTCGGCGTCGGCCGGTACGACGACTCCGCCACCCTCAACCTGAACTCGGACGACCAGACGGAGCCCATGGCGTGGTGGCTCGTCCACCTCGGCACCGTCGACGAGGCCCGCTACCCGGCGGTGACGATCCTCCTGCACCGCGCCCCGGAGCTGATCCCGACCATCCTCGACCTGACCGAGGGTGACCTGATCCGCATCACCGACCTACCGGACTGGCTACCGCCCGGGCCGGTGGACCTGATCGTGCAGGGCCTGCGGGAGGAGATCGGCGTCCGCACGTGGACCGTCACACTGGTGTGCGCGCCCGGCTCCCCGTGGCGTGTGGGCGTGGTGGAGGACGCCGTGCTGGGCCGTGTCGACACGGACGGCAGCCAGTTGGCGGCGGCCGCCGCTGCCGGCGACACCACCATGTCGATCGCCGTCACCGCGGGCCCTTTGTGGACCAGTTCTCCCGGCGAGATGCCGTTCGATCTGCGGGTGGGCGGGGAGGTGGTGACCGTCACCGCACCGGGCGTCCTGCCCACCGGCAACGCGTTCTTCGATACGGACACGACGGGCTGGAGCGCCGAGAGCGCCACCCTGTCCCGGTCCACGGCCGTGGTACATCCGGACCCACACGCCCGCGGGTCCCTGCTCATCACCCCCACCGGCGGCGGGGCCTCGTTCGCGGGCGCGGTCGGCACCCTCACCGACCCGGGCAGCATCACCCCCGGCACCAGCTACGTCATGTCCGCGTGGGTGTACTCGCCGGGCGGCTGGTCGGACGTCCGCCCGACGACCTACTGGTACGACGCCGCCGGGACCTTCCTCTCCACCGGGTCGGGCAGCGCGGCGGCGGTCCCGGCTGGCCAGTGGACGTTCCTCACCGGAACCTTCGCGGCGCCGGCGTCCGCGTCCCGGGCCAGAGCCCGCATCCGGCACGGCGCCACGCCCACCGCCACGGACCTGCTGTACGTGTGGGCGGCCCGGATCACGCCCACGACCGCCGGAAACGGACCGCAGACGTTCACCGTCGTCCGGGCCGTCAACGGCGTGGTCAAGGGCCACGCGGTGGGCACGGATGTCCGGCTCGCCACCCCGACCATCGTTGCCCTGTAGGAGGACCTGTGGCGTATGAGCCGTGGCAGCCGGGAATGCGGATCACCGCTCTTCGTCTGGCGTCGATTTCCCCGACGTGGCAGGACTGGACGCCGGCCTGGACGACGAATACCGGCGCGAACTCCCCTTCGCTCGGGAACGGCACGACAGCCTGTTCCTACTGCCAGAGCGGGAATATCGTCTTCTACCACTTCGAGGTCGTGTTCGGCAC